CCGCATATGCCCAATATTTCCTCCATTTATCCATCAGGATTCCTCCTCTGTAAGTGGTCATCAGCGACAGCGCCACCAATGTACGAACCAAGCACCAGGGTAATCAGTGCAACACCGCCCGTGATGAGCTCCGAAGCACCCATTCTATCGCCCCACACCGCCAGGGCACCGAGAGCAATCATGATAGCGCCGATACCCCATGACGCGGCCACATAGCGTCTGCGAATCTTCCAGTTAGGGTTCGACCTCACGCCGTCATCACCGCAATCAGAGGGCTAATGATGGCAGCGAGGAAACCAAACCCACCAATCGCCTGCCACATGCGCATCTCAAGTTTGCGAATCCTAATCTCATGATCCTCGACTTTGGATTCTTGGTCAGGGAGGGAGTTTGCAATTTTCTCCAGCAGTTTCCCTTGTCGCTGGACTTCAGCATAAATATCGCGCATTGACACCCTCACGCCAGCAGTTTCCATGTTGTCCTCAGGCATCAGATAAGCCCCTGATTCAGTTGCCTCTGTAGTGCTGAGATTGTAAGCCTGCCCCACACACCATCAGCCTTGACTCCGAGTTTCTCCTGCACGGCACGCCTCGTGATCGGACCAATCCGGCCATCCTGTTTCACACCAGCCCACGCCTGCACAGCCCTATAAGTCATAACACCTGGTCTACCGTCAGGGACACCTTTATAGAAGCCTTTATTCTTGAGCGCTGTCTGAAACGCTTTCCAAGTGTTTCTGCCCAGTTTCCCATCCACCTTGAGTGCTGCAGGGACCACGGCAGGAGAGCCCTGGAGGAAAGGCACAGGATCCATCGTGTCACCCCAGCGCCTCGACTTTCGCACCTCCCAGTGCAAGTGAGGGCCAGTAGAAGCCCCAGTGTTACCGCTATGAGCAATAACCTCACCGCGCTCCACTCGTGTCCCCTCCAACAAGTGCGAGGCTTTCTGCAAGTGATAGTAAACAGTGAACACATCATCAGCGTGCTTCACGATCAGAGTATTCCCACCAGAAGCCCCAGACCCTTTATGCACAATCACACCATCAGCAGGAGCTGTAATGGGTGTTCCCTCAGGTGCTGCAACATCTACTCCATGATGAAACTTCCGCTTCCCAGTAATAGGGTGAACCCTCCACCCATAAGGGCTTCGAGCATTGATGTTGTATCCCTCAGGCCAGGGCTGTGAGAGCTTCATGGGTTACGCTGGCCCTACTGCTGCAACCCATTCTTGAGCACCCTCATCCCAAGCCCAAGCGCCTTCTGTAGGATAAGGAATTGGAGGCTCCCACACGAACGATTCATTCAAAGACCAGCTAGGGAACGGTTGAGCAGAATAGAACGCCTGATTTTCTGCATCCCATGTTGATCCGATTTCAGCCCTGTTATATCTGAACTCACCTTTGCGAGAGAATCGCACCCATTCCCCACCATGCAAAGACTGAAGCAAAGAAGCACCAGCTTCCTCACCACCATCAGCAACAATGTCATCAGCGACAACATGAATAGCTGTAACAATTTCGTTTTCTATGTGTGCAAAATACTCAGCCATTAGACAGCCACCCTCACAATCACAATCCCAGAACCGCCGTCACCGGCATCCTGACCTGCTGTTCCAGGAGTTCCCCCTGAACCGCCTCCGCCCCCTCCAAGGCCATCAGTCCCATCTCCACCAGCAGCCCCAACTCCTGCAGCACCGTTTCCGCCACCTCCGGTTCCGCCCGTTCCAGGTGAGTCAGAGCTTGAAGATTGCCCACTACCGCCACCACCGCCACCGTAGGTGACAGAGCTTCCAGTAATAGAGTTAGCAATTCCGTTTCCACCGTTGCCACCCTGGTTTGTTGTGGCGTTTGCACCAACAGCTCCAGCGCCGCCTCCGCCTCCGCCAGGGTAGTTATCCGAAACGCCATTTCCTCCGTTATTTCCAATCCCAGATATTCCCAGACCGCCTATTCCGCCCCCAATTCCGGCATCAGAGGCAGCTCCTCCCCCAGAGGCTCCGTTGTATCCATTTCTCGTGTTATTACCAGCACCACTGGCATATCCGGATGCGCCCCCACCTCCAGGAACAAAAAAGTTCCCTAATGAGGAAGCAACCCCATTCTGACCGCTAGTATAAAGAGTTGATGATTCTTCTGCGGTGACAACACCTCCAGCTCCACCGGCCCCAACAACAACTGTTGCCGTTCCAGCTCCAAAATAGGCCTGAGCTATATTGAGGACTCCACCAGCTCCACCACCACCGCCGAAACGGCCACCACCGGCTCCACCACCAACAAGCAGAAGCTCAGCAAACCCAGCCTCACTGAAAGTAATCGAACCATCACCAGTGAACGAATACACATTGTAAGTCGTACCACCGGAGGACACAGTGCCCACCGTTGGTGAGCCTGTAGTGCCAGACACAACCGCAGCCCCAGGAGTCGTAGACAACTCAACCCACTGTGTTGAATCGTAAAACTCAACTTTGTCAGAATCTTTCAAGTAGGTGAATTGGCCCTCAACCGGTGTTCCAATAGCAGACCCACGCGCAGCAGTCCCAGCAAACACCAACATACCCTGCATCAGATAATCATTGATCTCATCCTGGTCAAGGGTTTCCCCTGCCACAAACTCTTTGTAACCGCCTGCAGCCATTAGAAGTCCCTCCACTGCGTTGAATCGTAATAAGTCAAAGTATCCGTGTCCTTCAAAAACGCGAACATGCCCTCGCTAGGTGAAGTAATTGCAGCCTCACGCGCAGCTGTCCCAGCGAACACCATAATCTGTTGCTCCATCATGTAAGTATTCACTTCGCTCGCCAGGAGCACATCCCCGTTCTGAAAAAGCTTGAACCCAGCACCAGCCAAAATCCATGCCTCCTAGAAACCAAGAACGCCAGGAGCGTTCAATCCTATTGTACCGAACTCAGCATCCCCAATAACGAACAATGAAGTCTGCAATGAGCCTAGACCGAACGTAATGAAATGCTCATCCGGTGTCACCTCATGGGCGATCTGAATAATCAGGCCATAACGTTCAATCTGTGACCCCACCGGAGGATTCCCAGGAGTAATCTGCACCAAAGCAACATCGCCAATTTCCAGACCGAACACTGTCGTTCTCTGAGCTGATGAAATCTTGTCCACATCGACACGAATCTGCTGGAAACGAAGCTCCGGCTCCTTATACCGGGAAAGAAGCAAATCAGCCAAACCCTCCACCGTGTCAGCATCATCGATGAGCGTGTCCACGGAAACCGCTGCAATACCGTAACGAGTCTGCGACAACGCATCCTCAGAAACAGCCGTCGAGGACGGAGAAGTCACCGTCACCGAGTTATACAGTTGCTCGGTCCCGTAATCGAGTGCTGCAGGAGCGAACGGAATCCCAGACCCAGCCACATCCGAAAAGACTGTCACGTTATCCACCGTGGGCGTTGTCAACCGGTCACGGAAAGCCACTCGTCCCTGCTTGTCAATAAACAGCAACCCACCTTCGGATTGTTCTACTTTCTGCAAATAGGTGAGCACGTTCCCATCGAACACATCAGTCCCGAGCTGACTGTTGCCCGTGTCAATGTCACGATCATCGACTGGCCAATCCACTGAAGCCTGCGATAGCACTGCGTTCACGCGAGCACCGGTCAACTGTGCTGTGGCCGTCCCAGCAGTCAAATCCTGTTGTGCAAGGAACGTCAAACCGTCCGCAGCCTGCAATGACGCAATCTGCCTGCCATTCGGCTCATAACTGAAGTTCCAGTCAAGAACCTTCCCCACATACTGCACAGCCGTCGATTCAGCCAGAACACGAATGTCACGACGAGGCACAATATTCCCTGCGAACGGTGACGATGTATAGAGCGGGTCGAAAGCCCTATCCTCGTTATTCAGCTCAACAGACAGCACACCAGCGTTGAACCGGTCCAGATCACGGTTCTTTCCACGCCCAATCGACACAGAGCGGACACGATCCGTAATGTCCTCGAAGCTCACCCCACCAATCGTGAACTCTGTCGATCCGATAACACCAGCAACAGGGTCATCGAGTGTGAACGCCTTTGACAGGCCCAGCTCAACTGTTACCGCCATTAGGCCCTCACAAAGACAGGGCCGGAAGTGCGCTCATATTTACGAATCAAATTGACGATCTGTTCCCCAACCTGAGAACCATTCGTTCCCACACCGGCATTCACAGTGATGTTGTACGTCGCACCACGAGGCATCCTATCGAGCGGGATAACAGCCTCAGGACCAGCCTCACCAATCAAAGCATTCATCGGACCCGTCACAATGCCACCCTCAGCAAGCGCAACACGAGGCAAAGCCACGTTCCCCAGTTCACGAATATTGATACCGAACGACGTAATCCCTGTGAGGTCCGTCAACCATCGAGGTGCAGACACCTGAATCCGGTTCAGAGCCCTAATGACGAAGTTCACACCGTTGATGACAGCGTTCGCGAACCCTTCCCACAGTCCGATCATGCCATTGATGATTCCGTAGAAGAATGTTTGGATTCCGCCGAACGTTTCTTCGAAGAAAGCCGTGAACGGTTCCAGGAACGCCATGAAGTCCTCGAACGTACCAATCAGGAAGTTGACGGCCTGCACCAGGAGCACAGCGAGAATCTCTGCCACCGTCGTCAGGACCGGGATAAGGAACTCTAGCAAATCCGTCAGAATAGGGACAATCAAATCAATCAGAGGCAGGAACGCATCCACCAACTGCACCAAGATAGGTGTGAGAGCGACAAGCAAATCCGTGAGAATCGGCAACACCGCCTCAATCATCGGCAGAATCGCATCCACAATCGCCAGAAACAACTCAGCCAACGGAGGCAACAACTGGTCAATCAAATCCATGACTGGAGGAACAAGCGCCTCAATCGTCGGAATTAGCGAATCAAACAACCTGACCAGGATCGGCAGGACCGCTTGAGCCAACTGCAACACCACACCGAGGAAGTTCACAAACACCGGCACCAACGGCAAGAACGATGTCAGCAACCCTGGAATCTGTGACGCTAGATCCTCGATGGCCGGAGTCAACGACTCAACAGCCTCACCCAACACCGGACCAAGTTGCTCCACCACCGGGAGAAGCCCAGCCGACAAGGCTGCGAACGCTGGCAGTAGCGCCCCGCCTACAGTGGCCTGCATGTCCTGGAAGTTGGCCTGCAAGATACGTTGCGAGTTAGCCAACCCATCCGACGTGTTCGCAAAGTCCCCAGCAGTCTTAGCTGTGGTTTCCATCAGCAACCCGTAACGAGCCTGAACCTTCTGCTGTTCAGTCATCGTTTCGCCAACCTCAATCAGGCCAGTACGAAGCGCGAACGCCTGCACCTCCGACTGGAGCAGGTTGATACCAAACCGTTTCAGAGGCTCCGCTTCACCAGACAAACCAGACTGGAACACCTGCAACGCTTCAGCAACATCAATGTTGAATACCGAAGCAAAGTCGGCTGCTCTCGTGGTTATGTCATCGACGAAACCCTCAACGTTCCCACCCTCACCAACAACACGATCAGCGAACGCAGAGAACCGCACCGCAGCCTGATTGAACGCAGACTGAGTAACACCGAGCCTCGTAGCTGCATCCTCACCAAGCTTCGCAATACCCTCAGAAGCCTCCCCATACGACACAGAGAGCGCGTTCAGCGACTCCTCTAAATCCGAGGCAGCATTGATGCTGGTCTTGGCGAAATCCGTGACAGCACGAACAGACAGCGCGGCACCGAGGGCAACAGCAACCGTGCCAAGTGTTTTCTTGAACCCACCCAGGGCGTTCTGAGCCTGTTTCAGCCCATTAGGGTCAAACTTACTGACGACGGGAATATCAATGCTCATGAGCGGATTCTCCTATTCACCAGAGCCACATAACGCTCGACAATTCCCTTTGCAATCCTCAACGCAGCGTCAGCCTCGTTCTTAGCCTCAGGGATAACGAAACGACCCAATCCCTGCCGAATCGGGAAACGCGAGTTCAGGGCGCTAATCATTGCCCGTCCCTGCGGAGTCTTCCCCTGAGTCTTAGATCCCGCGAGCTCCATAATTTCGAACCCAGCGTTGGTCTTACCGCGTGAACGGAACCGCATCGAAACCACCGGAACAAACCCAGGCTTCTTCGCACGCTTCCCCAACGGTGTGACCGTCGAACCGCGCACAGCACCCCAGTTGTAGCGAGTGCCACGGGAAGAACGAGTCGCAAACCCAGACAGAGGCGACTGCTTAGGCACAGTGTTCGCCAGCTTGTCCACGACAGGTGAAAGCCCTGTTTTCATATCCTTCTGCAACTGCTTCCGCAGATTCGGATCCAGTTGACGGAGCTCCCGCAACACAGTTCGCAGGTCAGCTTCGCGGATAGTGAACTGGGCAGGCATGATACCTCTATTCTACCGGCGTCCCCGCTTACCACTCTGGGCCTGAGAACGCGCAACAATATAACGAGCCATCGTCCACAACATCCGCGGATCCTCCTGCAACAACACGCTAGGAGCAATCCCCGTTTCAACAGCTAGAGCTGCAATCTCCCAATGGAGGCTCGAATCACCGAGCCCCTTTATTTTTTTCCTGAAGCCTCAGCAACCATCGAAACAGACTCAGCCCACTTCTCAAACTCCTCCGTGGTCTGCCCTGTGCGCTTCAGCACAGCGTAAGCAAGGAAGAACAAGTGGGTGAGCCGAATCTCTTTCTCAAGGCGTGCAACGCTCAAATCGAACTTTGATTCGAAAGCAATCAGGTCAGCAGCAATAGCGGTCACCTCAGCGGAGGAACCGTCGGTGAACTCAATGCGTAGGTTTATGGGATTCATTGGTTACGCGCCAGTTCCTCGACTGATTGTGCCATCTGCGAGAGGCCAGGAAACGCTGAGCGTCGCAAGGTCACCAACGCTGGAAGCGTAAGGCTGGTACTCGGTGCAGAGGAACACACCGCTGTAAGCAGGGTTCGTTGCCGAAGTACCGCCAGAAGTCGGCGTAATAACGACAGTTGCGTTCGATCCGAGCAAAGGGAACAGTGTCGCGTCAACCGAAGCAGCACCGAAGTCCTGATGGAAGTCAAGCGAAATGCTGGCATCCTTCAGACCGGCGATGCGCTGAACGAAAGTGTCACCGAAAGCGGTCACTTCCTGCTCCGCAGCCGAAATGTCGAGCGTGACCGCAGCAAGGCTAGAGCTGAAGTCAGTCCCATTGATTGTGATGTTGTAATCAGTAGCAACAAACTTTGCCACAGTTTTCTCCTTAGTCTGCGTACACTATGACAGCGAAGTCCGCTGACAAATACGTTATGTCTCCTATTGTAATGGAG